GTTATCGGGGAGCGGGCGATGAAAACATTTCGCTGGAAAGTGAAGCCGGATATGGAGGTGAACTCGCAGCCATCGGTGCGTGAAGTGCGTTTTGGTGACGGGTACTCACAGCGTATGGCGGCAGGGCTGAATGCTGACCTGAAAACATACCGGGTGATGCTTTCCGTGACCCGGGAGGAGGCCCGTCATCTGGAAGCGTTCCTGGCAGAGCACGGTGGCTGGAAGGCATTTTTGTGGAAGCCACCCTATGCATACCGGCAGATAAAGGTGACCTGTGCCGGGTGGTCTGCGCGGGTCGGGATGTTGCGCGTTGAGTTCAGCGCGGAGTTTAAGCAGGTGGTGAACTGATGCAGGATATTCACGAAGAAAGTCTGAACGAGTCGGTTAAATCAGAGCAGTCACCGCGGGTGGTGCTCTGGGAAATCGACCTGACGGTACAGGGCGGTGAGCGGTATTTTTTCTGCAATGAGCTGAATGAAAAAGGGGAGCCGGTCACCTGGCAGGGGCGGCAATATCAGGCGTACCCGATTGAGGGCAGCGGCTTTGAGATGAACGGGAAGGGCAGCAGTGCCAGACCGTTGCTGACGGTGTCCAATCTGTTTGGTCTTGTCACCGGAATGGCGGAGGATTTGCAGAGCCTGGTGGGGGCCACGGTGGTCCGCCGCCGGGTGTATGCCCGTTTTCTGGATGCGGTGAATTTCGTTGCGGGCAATCCGGAGGCGGACCCGGAGCAGGAGCTGAGTGACCGCTGGGTGGTGGAGCAGATGTCGCAGCTGACAGCCATGACGGCCTCGTTTGTGCTGGCCACACCGACCGAGACGGACGGGGCGCTGTTTCCCGGTCGTATCATGCTGGCGAACACCTGTATGTGGACCTACCGCTCTGATGAGTGTGGTTACACGGGCGGGGCTGTGGCGGATGAGTTCGATAAACCCACCACGGATATCCGTAAGGACAGATGCAGCAAGTGCATGCGCGGGTGTGAACTGCGCAGGAATGTCGGCAATTTTGGCGGTTTCCTTTCCATTAATAAACTTTCGCAGTAAATCCCGGTTTATGACACAGACTGAATCAGCGATTCTGGCGCATGCCCGGCGGTGTGCGCCTGCGGAGTCGTGCGGCTTCGTGATAAGCACGCCGGAGGGCAACCAGTACCAGCCGTGCGTGAATATCTCTGCAGAGCCTGAGGCGTATTTTCGTATCGCACCGGAAGACTGGCTGCGGGCAGAGATGTCGGGGGAGATTGTGGCACTGGTCCACAGTCATCCCGGTGGGCTGCCCTGGCTGAGCGAGGCTGACCGGCGGCTGCAGATAAAAAGCGCACTGCCCTGGTGGCTGGTCTGCCGGGGTGACATTCACAAATTCCGCTGTGTGCCACACCTGACGGGACGGCGCTTTGAGCACGGGGTGACGGACTGTTACACGCTGTTCCGGGATGCTTATCATCTGGCGGGAATTGATATGCCGGATTTTCATCGCGAGGATGACTGGTGGCGCAACGGCCAGAACCTGTACCTGGATAATCTGGAGGCCACAGGGCTGTATCAGGTGCCGTTGTCATCAGCACAACCGGGCGATGTGCTGCTGTGCTGTTTTGGTTCATCGGTGCCGAATCATGCCGCCATTTACTGTGGTGATGGCGAGCTGCTGCACCATATTCCTGAACAACTGAGCAAACGAGAGAGGTATTCCGAAAAATGGCAACGACGAACGCATTCTGTCTGGCGTCACCGCCACTGGTCCGCATCTGCCTTCACGGGGATTTACAACGATTTGGTCGCCGCATCAGCCTGTATGTGAACACGGCAGCGGAAGCCATCCGTGCCCTGTCGCTGCAGGTGCCGGGCTTTCGCCGTCAGATGAACGAAGGCTGGTACCAGATACGTATTGCCGGTGATGACACGGCACCGGAGGCGGTGTATGCCCGCCTTCACGAACCACTGGGTGAGGGAACGGTCATCCATATTGTGCCGCGACTGGCCGGTGCCGGAAAGGGCGGACTGCAGATTGTGCTGGGGGCGGCGGCCATCGTGGGCTCTTTCTTCACTGCCGGAGCCACGATGGCGTTATGGGGTTCAGCCCTGGCAGCCGGTGGTTTTTCTGCCACCACGATGCTGTTTTCACTTGGAGCCAGCATGATTCTGGGTGGTGTGGCCCAGATGCTGGCCCCGAAGGCAAAAACACCGGATTACCGCGCAACGGATAACGGCAGACAGAACACGTACTTTTCCTCACTGGACAACATGATTGCCCAGGGTAACCCGATGCCGGTGCCTTACGGGGAAATGCTGGTTGGCTCCCGCCGTATATCCCAGGACATCAGTACCCGTGATGAAGGCGGGGGCGGAAAGGTCGTGGTTATTGGTCGACAGGGATAAAACATAAAAAAATCCCGCAGTGATCGCGGAGCTGCGGGACAGACAAATGAAGATTAATGTTAAGGAGTTGTTTTTGTTACTCGGGCAGAAAAAACACTAACGCAGCGAAATTATACGCGCCACAGTCAGTTTGTGAAAATGTGAAGATATTCAGAATTTTTATTCCGTCATGATGCAGGCACCCTCCGGGGTGCCTGTTGTTTTTTGGGCATAAACAAATTCAGACATCAGACAGGAGAGGGGGATCGAGTGGGTAAAGGTGGCGGTAAGGCACACACGCCTCGTGAGGTGAAGGATAATCTCAAATCCACGCAGATGATGAGCGTGATTGATGCGATTGGTGAGGGACCGATAGAAGGCCCGGTGAAAGGCCTGCAGAGTATTCTGGTGAACAAAACCCCGCTGACGGACACGGACGGTAATCCCGTGATACACGGTGTGACCGCGGTCTGGCGTGCCGGGGAGCAGGAGCAGACACCACCGGAAGGCTTTGAGTCCTCCGGCTCTGAAACTGTACTGGGTGTCGAAGTGACCAGGGCAAAACCGGTAACACGCACCATTACGTCAGCGAACATTGACCGCCTGCGGGTGACCTTCGGGGTGCAGTCACTGGTGGAGACCACGTCAAAGGGTGACCGTAATCCGTCCTCTGTCCGTCTGCTGATTCAGTTACAGCGTAACGGTAACTGGGTGACGGAAAAGGATGTCACCATTAACGGCAAGACCACCTCACAGTTCCTTGCGTCGGTGATTCTGGATAATCTGCCTCCCCGCCCCTTTAACATCCGGATGGTCAGGGAGACGGCGGACAGCACCACGGACCAGCTGCAGAACAGAACGCTGTGGTCGTCATACACCGAAATCATCGATGTGAAACAGTGCTACCCGAACACGGCCATTGTGGGGATGCAGGTGGATGCGGAGCAGTTTGGTGGTCAGCAGATGACGGTGAACTACCATATCCGCGGTCGCATCATCCAGGTGCCGTCAAACTATGACCCGGAAAAACGCACGTACAGTGGTATCTGGGACGGCAGTCTGAAACCGGCATACAGCAACAACCCGGCCTGGTGCCTGTGGGACATGCTGACTCACCCGCGCTACGGCATGGGAAAACGTCTGGGGGCGGCGGATGTGGACAAGTGGGCGCTGTATGCCATCGGGCAGTACTGCGACCAGACGGTCCCGGATGGTTTCGGGGGGACCGAGCCGCGGATGACCTTTAATGCGTACCTGGCACAACAGCGTAAGGCGTGGGACGTTCTCAGTGATTTCTGCTCTGCGATGCGCTGTATGCCGGTATGGAACGGTCAGACGCTGACGTTTGTTCAGGACCGCCCGTCGGATGTGGTGTGGCCGTACACCAACAGCGATGTGGTGGATGATAACGGCGTGGGATTCCGCTACAGCTTCAGTGCCCTGAAGGACCGGCACACGGCGGTGGAGGTGAATTACACCGACCCGCAGAACGGCTGGCAGACCTCCACGGAACTGGTGGAAGACCCGGAAGCCATACTGCGCTACGGACGCAACCTGCTGAAGATGGACGCGTTCGGCTGTACCAGCCGCGGTCAGGCCCACCGTGCCGGACTGTGGGTGATAAAGACCGAACTGCTGGAAACGCAGACGGTGGATTTCACGCTCGGGTCTCAGGGGCTGCGGCACACACCCGGTGACATCATTGAAATCTGTGATAACGACTATGCCGGGACTATGACCGGCGGACGTGTCCTGTCCATTGATGCTGCCACCCGCACCCTGACGCTGGACCGTGAGGTGACACTCCCGGAGACGGGGACATCGACGGTGAACCTGATTAACGGCAGCGGTAAGCCGGTGAGTGTGGACATTACCGCACACCCCGCGCCGGACCGGATACAGGTCAGTACCCTGCCTGATGGTGTGGAGACATACGGGGTGTGGGGACTCTCCCTGCCGTCACTGCGCCGTCGCCTGTTCCGCTGTGTGGCCATCCGGGAAAACACGGACGGCACCTTTGCCATCACGGCGGTGCAGCACGTACCGGAAAAAGAAGCCATTGTGGATAACGGAGCCCGCTTTGAGCCGCAGTCAGGCACCCTGAACAGCGTTATCCCACCGGCAGTACAGCACCTGACGGTGGAGGTGAGCGCGGCTGACAGCCAGTATCTGGCGCTGGCGAAATGGGACACGCCGCGGGTGGTGAAGGGCGTGCGCTTCAGTCTGCGCCTGACCAGTGGAAGCGGTGAGAACAGCCGCCTGCTGACCACCGCCATCACTGCCGATACGGAGCACCGTTTCAGTGGCCTGCCTCTCGGGGAATACACCCTGACGGTCAGGGCGATTAACAGCTATGGCCAGCAGGGCGAACCCGCCACCACCACGTTCCGGATTAATGCGCCTGCAGCACCGGCCACCATTGAGCTGACGCCGGGGTATTTTCAGATAACGGCGGTACCGCGTCTTGCGGTGTATGACCCGACGGTGCAGTTTGAGTTCTGGTTTTCGGAGGCAAAAATTGCAGACGCCGCACAGGTGGAAACCTCTGCCCGTTATCTGGGGACCGGCAGTCAGTGGAGTGTCTCCGGTCCGCACATTAAGCCCGGAAAGGATTTCTGGTTTTATGTGCGCAGCGTCAACCTGGTGGGTAAATCTGCTTTTGTGGAAGCCAGAGGGCAGCCCAGCAATGATGCTGCGGGCTATCTGGAACTTTTCCGGGAAAAGATAGGAAAAACGCATCTGGCAGAGGCGCTGTGGGCAGAGATTGACAACAGTCAGCTGAAGGACGAGATGGCGGAAATGCAGACCACCATCACAGAAACCCGCAATGAAATCACGCAGACGGTCAGTAAAACGCTGGAAGACCAGAGCGCCACCATACAGCAGATACAGCGCGTGCAGAAGGACACAAATGATGACCTTGCTGCACTTTACATGCTGAAGGTACAGAAAACAAAAAATGGCATACCCTATGTTGCCGGTATTGGAGCGGGGATTGAGGATACTGATGGCCAGCCCCTGAGCAACATACTGCTGCTGGCTGACCGTATTGCGATGATTAACCCGGAGGACGGCAACACCACGCCGTTATTTGTGGCGCAGGGGAATCAGTTGTTCATGAACGATGTGTTCCTGAAGCGGCTGTTTGCGGTGAGTATCACCTCGTCCGGCAATCCCCCGACGTTTTCCCTGACGCCGGAGGGCAGGCTGACCGCAAGAAATGCTGATATCAGCGGTAACGTGAATGCGAATTCCGGGACGCTCAACAACGTCACGATTAACGAGAACTGTCGGGTTCTGGGAAAACTGTCCGCGAACCAGATTGAAGGCGATCTCGTTAAAACAGTGGGCAAAGCTTTCCCCCGGGACTCCCGTGCACCGGAGCGGTGGCCATCAGGGACCATTACCGTCAGGGTTTATGACGATCAGCCGTTTGACCGACAGATTGTTATTCCGGCGGTGGCATTCAGTGGCGCTAAGCATGAGAGAGAGCATACTGATATTTACTCCTCATGCCGTCTGATAGTGCGGAAAAACGGTGCTGAAATTTATAACCGTACCGCGCTGGATAATACGCTGATTTACAGTGGCGTTATTGATATGCCTGCCGGTCACGGTCACATGACACTGGAGTTTTCGGTGTCAGCATGGCTGGTAAATAACTGGTATCCCACAGCAAGTATCAGCGATTTGCTGGTTGTGGTGATGAAGAAAGCCACTGCAGGCATCACGATTAGCTGAATTTTATAACCCAGATACGGGCACCAGAAATGGTGCCTTTTTTATTGCAGAAAAGCGAGAGGTAATTATGCGTAAATTATGTGCTGTTATTCTGTCCGCAGTCGTCTGGCTGGTTGCCGCTGGTACGCCAGCGAGCGCAGCAGAGCATCAGTCCACACTAAGCGCCGGGTATCTTCAGACCCATACTGATATGCCAGGCAGCGATGATCTGAACGGGATTAACGTGAAATACCGTTATGAGTTTACGGACACGCTGGGGCTGATTACGTCCTTCAGTTATGCCAATGCTGAAGGTGAGCAAAAAACGCACTACAACGATACCCGCTGGCATGAGGATTCTGTGCGTAACCGCTGGTTCAGCGTGATGGCGGGGCCATCTGTGCGCGTGAATGAATGGTTCAGCGCTTATGCGCTGGCCGGAGTGTCGTATGCCCGGGTGTCGTCTTTTGCCGGTGATTATGTGACCCTCACGTCAGATGAGGGTAAAAAGCAGGAGCACCTGACCCGTTCGGACAGCGGACGCCGCAGCCATACCGCACTGACATACAGTGCAGGCGTGCAGATTAACCCGACAGAAAATATCGTGGTCGACCTGGCTTATGAAGCCTCAGGACGTGGTGACTGGCGTACGGAGGCGTTTATTGTCGGCACCGGATACCGGTTCTGAGAGTATATGACGATTTATCTTCTGCAAACATTGTTATAATTCGCAGGTTCATCCGCCTCATGTGATGAACTGCGTTTGAGGAAACGTAAAGTTACACTGTCCTGAAGCCCGTGGCGTCACTGCTGCGGGCTTTTTTTTATGGGAGAAATCTATGACAGTCAGAATATCGGGCGTGCTGAAGGACGGCACCGGGAAGCCGGTGCCGGGATGCACCATAGAGCTGAAAGCGCGACGCACCACAGAGACAGTGATAGTCACCACGGTGGCGCAGGGGCAGCCGGAGGAAACCGGCAGTTACAGTTTTGATGTGGAGCCGGGGTGGTACCGGGTGACGCTGAACACGGAAGGGTGCGCCCCGTCGTATGTGGGTGACATTCTGGTGAAGGCGGATTCTGAGCCGGGAACGCTGAATAAATTTCTGATGGAACAGGATGAGGCGCAGTATTACCCGAAAGCGCTTGCAGAGCTGGAAGCGGTGGCAGCGGAAATCCTGAAGCGTGCTGAAGCGTCGGCGGCGAGTGCAGAGGAAGCGAAGAAACGGGCAGAGAATGCCCGGGGACCGGCGGGCGAGAAGGGGGACACAGGTCCACAGGGTGCCACAGGGGCAAAGGGACCAGCCGGGGCAACGGGGGCGGTCGGACCAAAAGGTGAGCCGGGGCCAAAGGGAGAACGGGGAGAAACAGGTCCACAGGGACCGAAGGGCGATAAAGGTGACCCGGGCGGACCGCCGGGGCCGAAAGGTGACACCGGCCCACGTGGAGAGGCCGGACCACCCGGACCACAGGGTCCGGCAGGGCAAACCGGCCCGAAAGGGGATAAAGGTGAACCCGGCGCAACAGGTCCGGCAGGTCCCGCAGGCCCTCGGGGAGAAACCGGCCCCGCAGGTCCTGCGGGTCCCGCAGGCAGTGTCGCCAGTGTTCCGGATGCCAGCACATCACAGAAAGGTGTTGTACAGCTGAGCAGCGATACCAACAGCGATGATGAAACAAAAGCGGCAACCCCAAAGGCTGTGAAAGCGGTAATGGCAGAAGTGCAGGCAGCAAAAACGAAGGCAGAAGAGGCAGCAACCCGGGCAGCAGTCCCCGGACCGAAGGGGGACAGGGGGGAACCTGGCGCACCTGGTGCAGTGGGGCCCGCAGGCCCACGGGGACCGGCTGGTGCAGCTGGTCCCAAAGGTGATGCAGGCCCCGCAGGAAAGGATGGTACCGCCGGAGCGGAAGGTAAGGCAGGTCCGGCAGGGCCACGAGGTGAAAGGGGACCAGCGGGGGCACAGGGTGTTCCGGGGCCGGTTGGTCCGGCAGGTCCTGCGGGTAAAACGGGGCCACGAGGTTTGCAGGGAGAAACAGGAAGACAGGGCCCGACAGGTCCACAGGGCCCGACAGGTGAACCCGGACCACAGGGACCACAAGGGCCAACCGGAAGGCTGGTACCCGGGGAAATTTACAGCATCGGAACATACATTATTGCCGCAATAATCCCGTATGCAACCGACATCGGCAGAACCTATCAGCCAGGAGAAACTGTACAGGGTTCACGCCTTAAGCGATGCGCCCTAATCAAAGACGAAAACGGGAACTATATGAAAGCTAACACCGATGGCATTGACGGCAGACTATCCTCAGTTCCGGGCTCATGGATGGTGTGTAATGAAATTACGTCGACAAATGACAATGAAGGCATCGGGCTGTTCCAGCGCGCATACTGACTGACAGGAGATGACATGAATGTGGAAAAAATAAGCAATCCGCAATGGGCAGATAAAGATCACACTGCTGTCAATTGCATGGTGAAGTTTGAGCACATTGAGCAGGCGGTTCCTTTCACTGCAACAGCCAGCGATACCGAAGCATACGGGCGGGATATTTATGCCGCTTGTCTGAGAGGAGAGGCCGGTGAAATTGCAGAATATGTACAGCCATCCATCAGCCCGGAAAAAGCCAGAGAACTCAAAACCGCCGGGATCAACGCCTGGCGTAATGCGATGGAAGCGGCGAACTACACGTTTGAGCACAATGGGCGTAAATGGGACTACGGGAAGTCAACGCAGACGCGTCTTGAGCCGTCGGTGGCGGCAGCGAAAGCGGGGAAACTGCCGGAGCAGTTTTTCTGGACGGATGCGGACAATAATGACGTACCGATGGACGCTGAAACACTGATTGCTCTGAGTGCTGCTGCAGAGCAGGCGATGTTTACCAAAGGTCTGGAAATTCATGTCAGACAGCGCACGATGAAAAAAGAGATTGAAGCGCTGGATGATGCGGAAGCTATACTGGCGTATAAGGTCGGCATGGCTGACAGGTGAAAAAAAGAGGGGCGCTCCAGCCCCTTGCTACAAAGCTATGGCTAAATAAAGAATACTCAGGTCGAGGAAATAATCTGGCAATGATAATTAAAGGAGATGCAACGGCCTCCTTCACCCCTGTCAAAGATAAAAAACTGGGGAGTGCGTGCTCCCCGAGAGCATGATACTTGTGGTTGATAGTTATTTTTATCCGGCGACAAAGATATTGAGATGAGGGCGCGGATGCAATACAGAATTTTCGTATTGCATGGTAACTGCTGATTCCTGAAACTGAAAGTCGTCATGAAACTGTAAGCGAAAAAACGGGGAGACGGCACGCTCCCCAAGGTCATACATGAGATAGTGGTGTTTTTATAGTCGAAAGAATAATTGCATAAAAAGAGTGTAAATTAAACAT